TCTTCTGTATGTTGAGAAATTTCAGCTTCTCGGGCTTCTGCTTTCCTCTTTCTATCGAGGTATTCTTCATACTCAGTTCTATTATTATTTAGGATCGCGCCAGTAGTTGTATCTCGAACTAAACTAGCGTGACCTTGTACTTTTAAAAAATGATTCATTAAGGACAAGCAATAATTCTAAAATCTTTAATAATAGGAACTGCCGAAGTATTAGTAGAATTCATAACAATTTTAACCACGATAGTATCAAAAGAAGGCATATCTGTTAAAGTGTAAGTAATATCACTAAAAGTAGGATTACCATTATCTACTTTAGTAACTACACCATCAGCTGTCATCAAAGTATATTTAGTATTATCTAACTGAGCACTGTCACCAGTACAAGTCTTGTAAAACACAGAAACATCAGCTTCAGCTGGGATATTTGCAGCTAACATAACTCGTAGGTAAGTGGAAGCATTTGCAAACTTAACTGGAGTAGTTACATATTTACTCTGTGAAGTGCTACCGACTGGGGCAATTTCATCAGCGAATAAAGTTCTAGCAGTAATAGTAGTACCAGAAACAGAAGCCTCACCAGTAAACGTGGTTCTCAAAGTAAGAGTACCAGTAGTTCCATTATCACTAAATGCAGTAACTAGGAAAGTTCCATTATTACCAGCAGAGGTTGCGCCAGAAATAGTAACAAATTTACCGATACCGATACCAGCCATTGCAGTTCTAACACCAGCGACAGTAGAAGTAATAGTTCCACCTGACACAAAAGTAAATGCACCAGTAGCATGAGTAAATGCTGTTATATTATCTATCGCAGCTACGTTATAGATGGACTCTACTGGTTTATTTAACTTATTACTAACAGCAATCAGACTTGTGCGAGTAGTATCAATAACTGGAGAAACTGAGTCATTGTTAGTTTTCATCTGCGCAGAGAAAGTTACTGATTTAGAACCAGCTAATGATAAGTTCTCATTAGTTTCAGAAGCAATCATTCTTGGAGTATAAAAATAATTATTCTCTTTATTTAATACAGGAGAGAATCCTGAATCAATAACATATGATGACTGACTACCATCAACTGATTTACCAGAAGTAGTTTTAATATTAAACGTAGTTGCTGTATCAGAGAATGTTTGCATCTGAACAGAAGGAGTAATAATATCATACTGAATATTTCGGCTGGCTTTTACAAAAGGTCCACCAGTATATCCGCTGCTAGTAGCTGCAGTAGTAACAGAGAATGTATATGAATCAGGATCTACGTTACCAATAATCTTAGTAGTAAATATTTGAATAGCAGGGATACCGTTAATTGGAGCTACGAATTGGAAAGTAGAACCAGCAGCAACAGCCACTGCAGCATTAGCGGTAAGTGTCAATGAAGTATTACTTGCAATAGATTGCACAGAACCAATTAACACATCTTGTGAATTATATATTGCCGAACCTACTGCTAGTTGAGAACTAAATGCAGTTCCAACACCAGTAACAGTAGTGCTACTTGTTGAAGCAGTAATAGTTCCAGTTCCTGGATCATTACAGTTAACTGCAGAGATATCTACAGTAGAACCAGTTGGCATACCATGATCGTAGTGCCACATGCGAACAGTTGTTGAACCAGAAGTAGTTTGGAATGGATCATTCTCTACTGTATCGTATGGAACAACATCATTAACAAACTCAACATCACCGATAACTGAAGTATCGAATACAGCACGTTTAATCGTAAACTTAATATCAGCATTATTATCTGCAGTCCAAGTAGACGCATTCTGAGACAAGAACATTACACCAGCATAAGGTTGTACAGAAATAGTTCTTCCTGAGCCTGGGATCTGATCACCCATATAAGAGATCCAAACATTATAGTTATTTGAATCCGATTGAAGAACGAAACAGTATTCAGTATTATCCTGAACGTAAACTGGACTTTCAAAAGTAAAAGTAGTTGCAGTATCGTAACTACGTTTCTGAGTACCATCGGGCATAGTTACAAAGTTAGCAGATAAATTAACTTCTTCAGAACGCTTAGTTACAATACTAAATGGAAGGATAGTTTTACCTGGAGTTCCATTTACCATCTCGCGGACTTGCAGAGTAACTGGTAGATTATCGTCTTTGGTGGCAAAGAATATATCAATAGAAGTTAAGAACGCACCACCCTTTTGTTCAATCAAGAATGACTGCGCCAGTGGGTCATACCAACCAGTGTCTGAAGTTACACGATCAGAAGTGTTGTAGATAGTTTGGTTATCAGAAACTGCTTCTTGAACTAATGTAGCGTTTCTTACAGCATTGACCGTTGCTTGTTTAGTAATTAGTGTACCATCAGCAACATAATTAGTAATACCACGTGAACTATATTCACCGTTATATGTTGAAACGTCAACTAATCTAAATTCTCTAGTACCAGTTCTGAAACGAACAGCATCAGTTTGTGGGATATTAAATAAGAATTCCAATTCGCCAGCAGAATTTGTCACCAGTGTAGATTGTGGTGTTATTGAAACAACAGTACCTTGTGCGCTACTGTTGGATCCAGAGATAGTTTGGCCATTAGCAAATGTTCCTTTGACGTTTACAACACTTAAACAGTAAGCATCATTTTCATCAAGATATACATTAACAACTACTGCTGTTGCAGTTCCAGCACCATTAGTAATAACATCACCAGTATTCAAACATACTTCGGAATCACCCTCAATTCTACGTGCAGTTGCAGCACCTTGGCCACCTACGTTTACTTTATAATTGAAAGTACCAGAAGTTGGAGTGTAAACTAATTTCTGAGCAGTTGTGCAGTAAGCGGAAACATCAATGCCATCAAAGTATGGATAGAATCGAGTAGATGGTTTTAATTTATGTGCTTGAACGAGAATATTTCTTGAACGAATATATGGGATAACTGCAGTTGAAACTGTGCGATCATCAACTTGTTCATAATCAGTTTTTAATTCAAGTTTTGTATTAACACCAGTCCTAGATTGACCAACTTGTTGAGCAAATGTATCTACAGTTACTTCTCTTCTTGCCCAACCAGGTGCATCAGGACCAACACCAAAACGAGCATCAAGACTAGCAGCTGATGTGTTTACACCAGAACCATCTCCAGCACCTTTATTTGCGATTAAAGTTTGGCTACCAGTCTTTACTGGATCGCCGATCCACTGAGTTGTCCAAGCACCCCAAACAGTTCCAAGAATACCAGATTTTGCAGCAATTGCTTGTATGGTATTATAGTTACCTTCTACCTGTTGAATAACATCAGGCAGTCTAGTAGTTTCAAACCAATCATCAGTTGGTGGGTTTAATTGAACATTACCAAGGAAAGTAAAGATAGCGAATGGGTTAATATTCTCAGTACGAGAAGCATATGTTTGTGTAACTATTGGTGTTGTAGTATATGGCAAAGTAATAATATCACCAGTCAACTTATAGTTGGCGCCAGAACGAGCAGAATCGTTTGAATATTTTTCCAGTAGGTTTGCATTATATACTGTATAGAATGGACGAAGTGTATTTTCCTTCATGTCAATTGCACAGAAATAATCTGCGGAACTAGCATTACCTAAATTATTTCCTGCAAAATTATCAACAACAAAACCATTTTTCATTCTGTCTAAACCAGAACTATCTTTGATAGACAAAGACTGAGTTTCTTGCTCAAGCATACTTAGAGCAGTATAGTATTCTAGAGTATTGATACGCTTATCTAAAGCACCAATGTCGCGCATTGTGTATCTTTTGTTATCAATCTTAGAAGATAGAACATTAGATTGTGATGCATCAAATGTATATGCATCTAAATCAAGTGTATACAAAACCATACCCAAAGCAGGATCTGCTGGATATCCTGGAGTCAAAGAAGAAACGCCAGCAATATTGAAAATTAATCCATTAAAGTCAACAGCAATTTTATCTTTTCTAGGTAGATAATAACTATAATCAGCAGTTACTGCTTGACCACGTTTTGGCACACCTGATACAATACCACCAGTACCAATAAAGTTTTTGGCGCCAACAGATTTATTTGCCACACGTGGGCGGAAATCTAGTGAATCTCTTAAATCTGATGGTATTTGTTTATAGTCAATACCGCTGTATGAGTTAACATTAAAGTAGTCACCAGCACCATGTTCAAAATATTGATATGTTACTCTAATTGGGTTTGATGGGGCAGCATAAGATGGCTTTAGTGTTAAAGACGCCAAGTCATAATGAGTGGATCTTGATCCAGTGTCAATTTCATAACGATCTGAAATATCAACAGTATATGCTCCTGCAGCAGGTGTTGTACCAAAGGCTGCTCCTGGAGCCATTGTAATACTTACAATTTTAAACAAGTCGGCTTTGTCAAGAGTAATAATACTTGCTTGCGCAGCGACAGCTGTAGTAAAAGATTCAAAAGTATTTGTTAGGGTTTTAGTTTTTTCGAAACCAGAACCATTGCGTATAACTGTTGCAATAACAGAAATCGAACGTCCAGACTGCGCTACAGGAACAGTAATACTACAAGTTGAACCAGAAGGATTAATAGCATCTGGGGTAATAATAGTTCCGCCAGCTCCAGCATCATTATCAATAACGATGTAATTAGTAGGCTCGGCTGTTGGAGCAAAAGTACCAGAAGTGCTTAAAGTCAATGCTTGACCAGTAGCAGTTTGAGTAAACTTCTGTTGAACATAGAAAGTTGTATTATTAGTACCACCGCTACCAGCAGTTCTCATAGAACGAATTGCTTTATATGGTAGTGGGAAGACTAATGATTGTTTCTGTGGTTCTTCAATTTGAGTTGTACACAAAGCAATTGTTGCACCAGTAACTGTAATAGTTGCGTCAACAGTAATAGTACCTTGGGCAGATACTGCTGTTACTCTACGGAAAGAACCACCAGCCCCACCAATAAGGACTAAATCATTAACTTTTAAATCTGTTAAGAAAGATGTGCCATTACCAGTAACTGTTGTTGAAGAAGCAGTTACCGAACCATCTAATTGATCAACTACTGGGCTAATATCAGCAGTAAAATTTAAGTTGGCGTCAGACAATGCGGTATACGCAAATGCTTTAACATCTCCATTAAATGCATATCCTGGATTCATTTGAACATCAAACAAACCAAGTTTATAGATTGCAGCGGATCCGAATGGTAAACCATTATGCCATTCCATGAAACGAGCACGAGCAGTACCAACAATAGTACCTTGCGGAGATCCGCGATTTGCAGAACCAGTTATGCTATTATATAATGTAATCTGAGCAAAACTTTCAACTGGAGGTAAATTATTTACGTTTGTAACCAACACATAATTACCAACAGTAGTATCAATAACTGAAGCAGTAGCCTGAACAAAATCACGTGCTTTAGGAACAGAGATATATGTTATTGCAGTTTTCTCAACTTCATAACCACGAACATACGCTTTGCCTGATTCAATACCAATAGCAAGTTTTGATTCGTCGCCAGTCATATTAATACCGCGATTATATGCTGGCGCTGCTTCAAACTGCCAATTAACACCAGTTGCACCTGGTCCATCGAATGCAGATGCTGATGTATGAGTTGGAGGGGTTGTAATTGATGTTGCTGAATTTAAAGCAACATAAGTGTAACCACCATTTGAAACAATGTCGCCAATCAAGAATGCTGTGTTAGAAGCCCATGCTCCACGATTATTGTTACGGTGTTCACGAATGTCAATACCAAAGCCATTAACAGTATAATCACCAGATTCATCGAATGTACGACGTGCCAGCTCATCACTAAGCAATGAGTATTCTGTATTTTTTACAATAGTATTAATAGAACCATCCGTCACACGAATCAATTCTACGAAGTTTGCGTCTAAGGCTGAATCAACTGCAAGTTTCTTAAAGGTTAAATCAATGTAAAAACGATGAGCACCTGGAGCAGCATAGTTAAAACTGTTCTGTGCATTGTCAAGTAATGTTTCGTCTTGTTCTGGAGTAACAATTTCTTCCGAAACATCAAGACCAATACGATATGTTGGCGATGTTGTATATTTGTCAAGAACGATAGTTTGTTTATCAACTAAACAGAAATGACCATTAATATAGTAAACACCAGAATTAATAGTTGCAGTTGAACCTTTGCCGATAGAGTCGTTTGAAGAACCAACTTGAACAGAGTATACACTGTCTTCAGTAACTAGAACTTCATTAACAGCAAAAGTTTTAGTAGCTTTGTTAGTACCAGATTGTTGGTAGCTCAAATATAATGTGGTTGGGTCATTACCTTCTGCGCTTTGTGTTAGATCTATTATGGCTTTTACACCAGTAGTCTGACCGATCAAAGTTTTACCGCTTAAACTAGTAAGGAATGTTTCAACAGCAACACCATTATATAACGAGATTAGTTTTACATAATCCGCACCATTTCCAGGTTGTGTAATAGTCTTAATTGATGCTTGGCCAGGGATAACCATGGCTCCTTGTTTAAAGATAGCATCACCATGTCTCTTGATTTGATTCTGCAGAATACTCTGCATTTGAGTTAGTTCGCGAGCCTGAACCGCAAATGAAGGGCGATAAAGAATACGATAAAACTTTTTAGTTTCGTCGTAGTCGTCGTTATACGGTTCGGTATTGAAATCTAGCATTCTTTTACTCTTTAAGTTATTTGTTTATTTATGTTAAAAGTTTATAACAGTTCTTAGAGTCACGTTTTGATCAGCAGTAGGA